CCCACATACGACCATAAGCGCCAACACAGCAGTCAGCCTGCGGTACGGTAGCCGCGTAGCTGGTATGTGCCGTAACCAGTGTACAAGTTCCTGCTGATTTGTCATATACTATCGGGTCATGTCCCGCCTGAAAGAAAAACGTATCATCGTTTACAGTTGCAATCTGCCACTCATCTCCAGTGATTGTAGCGGCCCCCGGTGTAATATCTGTGAGAGCACCAGTTGAAGGATCGAAAGTAAAAATGAGATTGTTCCCAACAGCAAAGTGCAGGGTAGTTCCGTCAGTGTAATTGGCTTGATGTATCTCATTGACCACAGCACTCCCTAAGTCTGAGTTGTCAGACGTAAGTATCCGATACCCCTTGCGAGAGGCAATACGTCCAGAGCTATCAATCACGCAGTTGTCAGCAATGGCACACCAACCCGTCTCCAAAGATGTCGGAGAGAGTTCAGTGTTCACCCCCATGAATCCGGGTGCTGCAACATTTATGTTACCTTGTTTCATATGGGATACCAGACCATTTTTTCAGGCTGTTTGGCTACATCGTACATGATTGCATCCCCGAGGGACTTCTTAGCCACTCCCATCAGGAACTGCACATCATTACTGTCAACATCTCCCCTCTCCCTAGCGGCCATCATGTGAGCATAGTGGATGACAGGCATGTGGGGGATGGTGAGTTCGCTACCTTCTTCTGTCAGATCATCAGCCCTTCTGACGGCTCTCACCGACATTTGGTAGATTCCGTCCGGTACAGGCCACAGTTTGATCTGTGTGTCCCCGTTGGCATCTACACCATCCTCACAGTAGTAGGTGGGCCGGGTGGTGACACTCTCATCTACCATCTCTTGCCTACGCATATACTGGGAGGGGACATAGGTTAGGAAACCTCCACTTGTCAAGTCCCTAACATCTTCAATAGTTGCCCTATTTTTGGTACCGATCAGTGAATATGTGCTATCTGCTGCTGCGGTAGCGAAGGTGTAGTCCGTCTTGTACGCTGTCCAGTCGTGAGAGTCCTCTACAATGCGTTTAGCATCATTGATGAGGTCAGCTACCACTGTGCTCTGTTCGTTCTCGTAGAGGCTGTCAACCGTGTCCTCGCGCATCCTACGGAGGACGTTATTTACCAAGTCCAAATAGTTCATTAACGATTCCTCAATGCGGCTACATAGTCCATAAGTGTGAGTTGGGCAGGTGTAGCAGGGTTGATTGTCCTGTAGCCAAAAAGTTCATCACTGTCAGCCCGTCCACCGGACAGGGCTGGGCGGTTGGCGGTAAGGGTCTGGTTGCCATCACCATCCCCGTCTCCATCTCCATCCCCATCGCCACCATCTCCGCTACCAGAGCCGTCCGTTCCCGTACCGTTATCGCCATCAGTCCCCGTGCTCTCGCCCCCGTCAACACCGGCATTAGGGTCATAGCCCGTAGCCTCCCAATACTCTGCTATCATTTCCTGTATAGTTGGGTAGCTACCACTACCTCCGCCACCACTCCCCACTACCAATCCATCATCTTCCTCCCCTCCCGAGGTAGGAGTGTTGCTGCTAGAACCGCTGCTAGTCGTAGATGAATTATCTTCATAGGGGTTGGGTTTACCGTTAGCCACCCAAGTGTCATACCACTTCTGCTGGTTGGGGGTTGCTGTACCCGCCATGACTTGCTTGATGATGAAGTCTCTGTTCTGTTCCCACTGCTCTTGCTCCATTGTCTTCGGAGCATCCCCGGTATAGCCGTCATTGGTAGGTTCTTGGGCTGGCGCTGTGGACGGAGTGGTACCTCCCTCTGCGACAGGAGCATTACCGCTGGTACTTGTCTCGGTTGCTGTCCCGTTAGGGCTTCCTACTGTAGTTTGTCCACTTGCGTTGACTGTCCCAAAGACATCCATCGCCCAAGAATCATAGTCAAACCGACCGTCTTTAATGTACTTATCCAACTCACCAGTTTGTTCGTAGTTAATAGGAACCGTATAAACGATATTACCTTGTGCATCTCTAAACACAAACTTGCCGTCTACAATCTCTACTCTGATTTGGCTGCTACCGTTCGTAGTCCCTGCCGACTCAGTGGTGGGCACTTCATCAGGCCCAAGCTCGCCCGGAAGTTGACTACCTACCTCGACAGGATTCAGAATGTTCTCCCAATCTACATCGGACAGGTCACCAAACACAGCCTCAGTGATAGAGCCGGGAGGAGGCCGCTGATCTGTGGAGTTATTAGAACGATCAGTACTGCTCCCGTAGTAGTCCTGAATATCTTGAGCCGATATTTCGTCAGTCTGTTGGCTCTCTGATGCTGCGGCTTGTTCTCCCCCTCCTCCACCAGATGAATTAGAAGTATTCCCTTCAAGCACACCAGAAACCAGATCATAGATACCACCGGGGCCAACCTGAGCAGGGTAGTCCTCTGCAAGTTCAGGAGGGAGTCCCTCGTATTCCGGCTTATCTTTGTTCTGGATGTCGTACAGGTCTTCCCCGAGGTTGTAGATTGTCCCCGGATTTACCGCAATATCTGCAATCCCACCAGCAGGGCCACCCAAACCTCCGCTAAGCACTGTCCCCGCCAAAGTAAGGAACTCATCAAACGATGTCTCGGGTTGATCCTCTAGCAGAGTAAACAACCCTGAAGTATCTTCTCGGCTTGGGTTGCTTTCCGTCCTACCTTCCTCTGGGGCTGCTGCCCTTGTCTCATAGGCCCCACCATAGATCGTGTTGCCATACCCCAACTCCATGTAGTAGTCGCCCTGCTTGAGGTCAGGGATGGTGATGTTGTTCGCCTCCATGTAGGCACGAATGTCTGCCTCTGCATCGCGGGGGCCGTATTCAGCATTGTCCCTAGCATCTGACATCCGATCATAGGTGCCAAGTGCTTTTTGTATGCTGTCTTCTACGCGAGCATTGACTTCGCGCACATAGGCTTGAAACTCAGTAAGGTTAGCCATTGCTTATTTTCACCGTTCCGTTATCATTCCACAGCGCACCAGCTACAGCCGGATCACTTGTGGGCAGGGAAGAGCCATCGTACAGCCCACCCAAGGTTACTATGTTATCGCTGTCATCCCGAGAGAACAGCTTCTTATCTGCTACGTTTATCGCCAACTCCCCTTCAGCCAAGTTAGAGGTGGTCGGGGTTGCTCCGGGGGTGAATGACCGAAGGGGCATATACTGCACACCATCCGTCACATTCACCGGAAGGACGGTGAGGGTAACCGTATTAGTCTGAGTGGTCAGACTATTCACTGAGTCTGTGAAGATGGCATACACTTGGAAGCCATCATCATCATCGACAGTCTGGCTTATGCGCGTATACGTCAGCCCTGTCTCACCACTGATTGCACTGTCATCACTAGCATCGTACCACTGCACCGTAACGCTGTGCCCATAGATGCCGGTAGCCGCCACCGTAAACGTCACATCATCGCCAGACATGATGGTGGTGTCATCAGGCTGGTTGGTGATGGTGGGTGGGAACTCGGTCAGCAGAGCAAAGGTGGGCACATCCACCGAGCTAGCTGATTCAACGCCATTGGCCGTAAGCTCGTAGTAGGTGTTGACCAGCGTAGGCGCACCTACTTCACTAGCGGATTCAACATCGTTAGCCGTAAGCACAAAGTCTACGTTGATGGTCAGCGTCGGCGTATCAACTTCACTGGCACTCTCTACATCTGTAGCTGTGAGGGCTGGTGTGCCACTTGCTTCTGTAGGCGGTGGCGCAAATTCATACGGGTGGCCGCTGGGCAGGTTAGCTTCTAAGCCCCACTTCCATGCGAGGTAGCCTTCGATCTTCTGTCGGTCAGATGCCGAAACGACACCTTCAATGACAATAAACTCAGCGAAGGAACCGCTGTGGTAGTAAGTGGTGACGTTAGCAGGCCATACTGATGCACCAAGATAGGTTGTACCGGCGATGCCAAAGGTGTTCGTGGCAGTGGTGTAGTGCTGCGTTCCGTTATGTCTGGATGTCCAGTTGCTTGCCTCGGAGTCTACGTTGTAGATGTGCCATGCGGTCAAGTCCTGAGACGGGTTGCCAGTGGACTTACGTACCGTGGAGCCAAAGCTGTCGTATATTGCCCCGTCAGTATATGAGTAGTGGTTAGCAGGGAACGACCCACCGCCATTATGGATTTGCCAGATACCATTCTCAGCGGGGTCTGTGTTGTCCAAAGCAGGGTCGTTAGTAACCTTTGTAACAATAAATGCAGAGACACCGCCAGTGATACCAGTCAGGCCAGTGAGGGTAAAGTATTCGGAGTTGTTGTGGTCTAGGTCTATTACGTTCAGACCGTTCTGTGTGCTGTCTCCACTCCTCGGTGTATTGGAAGCCGTTGCGTCATTGCCGTTGCCCGACTTGTCATCCCACGCCGTGACATTACCAGAAGTCTCGGTAATCGTTGCTGTGTCAGAGGCATCAAGCCACAGCTCTGTCGTAGTCTCTGCTGGTGTCCACGGAGTAATGCCTTGTGCAGCAAAGGGTGCAACAGGCGAGGTGAAGGCAGAGGTGTAGCGGTTCTTTCCTACGGTCAAGCGCATATGAGACAGGGACCCACGGAACGGGGAGAAGCCGTCAGTGGCTAGCGCACCAAGAGCTAGACCAGTCGAGCCGTTCGTGAGGTCACCAGTGACTACCCCTGTGGTACTATTGATAGAGCTAACACCATTCATCCAGATGTACGGGGTACTCCCGGTTCTACCGACAGCAACGTGATACCATGTATCGTGGGTAATGGCTGTTGTTTTAAATACGCCTGTCCAGCTTGTCCCGTTATTACTTGTAAGGAACTGCAATAGGTTCGAGCTGTCTATGAATACAGCGAACTCATCGTACGTGCCGGTTCCCGACCGTTTGGAAATAACACCACGGTTGGTGCCAGAGCCAGCAGAGGCTGCGTACATCCAGAACTCAAACGAGAAGTCCTCTGAGCCAACCTCGAATGCTGCATTATTGGCTAGGGTAAGATAGTCCCCCGTACCGTCGAACAACGCTGCTGCCGTGTACTTAGCGATGCCGGTATCTACCTGAGCATCACCCACTGTAGTGACTGTTAAGCCGTTGTCGCTATCGTCAGTGAAGGTAGTGCTGGCATCTGCACCTGTCGGTTGTACGTAAAGTTGGACCTTATCCCAGTACGGGTCTACCCCTTCTGCTGGGAAGGCGGCTGTGGGGACAGAGAAGTCAGAAGTGTAACGCGCCACCCCATTAGTCAGACGGAAGTCGTCTAAATGACCATAGAAGTTTTCCCCGAAAGTGCTGTTGTATTCTCTCTCGCCAATAAAGTTTGACACAGAACCATCTAGGTCTAGCGTCATTGTCCCACTATCTGCAAGCACCCCATCAACAAAGCCGTAGAGCGTAGAGCCAGACCGAACGAAGGCAACATGGTGCCAAGTGTTCAGGGTAAGGTCGCCCGACCCACTGAAGAAACTGACGTTGTTGCCAAATGCCTGCAATCCAAGAGAGGTGTTTATCTGAAAAAGACAGCCGTTCGACCCAAACACATCCCCTGTGCTGTAAAAGATGCTTCCACCTGATGAGCTATTAATCCTAACCCAACCCTCGACAGTGAAATCACCAGTGCCTAAGTCTAACTCAGGGGCGGCATCAGGAAACTGAAGGTCATCGTTAGCGCCATCGAACAGGATGGAAGAGCCACCCCATTTAGATTGAGCTGTATCGTGCTGCGTGTTACCGTTTGGGGTAACGGATAGTGGGGAACCAGAGCTATCCACAAACGTAGTTGAACCGTTTGTAGTGTCAGACTGTATCAGCAGAGATACATTATGGAAGAACGGGTCACTCATCTATTTGTCCACTTAAGATAGCTTGAATGTAATTAGGCCCGGATACGCTGTTTGGGCTTCTTTGTACGCAAAGCAGTAGGTTTTGTTTCCCAAGTATTTCAGTGCCCGGAAGTTCTGTTCATTTATACCGCTTGTGCTACCTATCGTCGCCTTATCCGTACCTATGCCTCGTGTACAAGGCCAGTCAATCTTCACTGCATCTGACCATGTTACCATCCCATCAGAAGAAGTGCGTATCCATAAGTCTTTGGTATTGTCTACCCAATCACTGTAAGCAACCATGAGCTTACCACGATGGTCAATACACCAACCGCAGAACATAGGCTGATCTGTTTCGGTGGAGCAGTCCATAGTAGCTACGATCAGGTCTGGTTCCATATCATCCGAGGGTATAAAGTTCTCGTTGATTAGGAAAAACTCTAACGTATCTCCATTGTTTGTGTTTTTGATAAGCGCCGCTGTGTCAAGACCAGAACGCTGAAACACTGGAGAGAAGCCAGAAATACGGGTGGTTGTACCAGTCATGTAGATAAAGCCATTACCCACATTGTCTTGCACACCAACCACTTGCTGAGCGCCGTTGGTGCCGCTGTTGCGGGTAATTTCGGGGATGTAGTTATGCTCTTGACTCCGCAACCAATAGAAATGATCGCCCAGCTTAGTACCAGTTCGGGTGTAGAATTGATTCTCAAGAGGTGCCCTGCTCGCCGCTACGTAAGATTGGGATGTGGCTGGTGGTGTAGCACTACCAAATGCTCTGATGTTGCTGCCGCCAAGCCCTTCCCAATATGCTGTGTCGGTGCCAAGTCTTACGAGGTCGCTATGGTAGTTGAAACCATCGAGCGGGAAGTTACTGTTAATAGCTGTCCAATTTTCACCGTCAGTGCTATAATACTTCCTACCAATCTTGTCCGGGCTGTTCCAAACCACCACCCACCAATAATCACCTGCGTAGCTGAGGTGGCTTACTTCATCCCAGTTTGTGTAGAAGCCGCCTATGTTGCCAATACTTGATGCTGCGTCTGTGTTAGACCAAGTTACACCGTAGTCAGTGGACTTCCATATCTCAAACTTATCCGCATCAAACCCATTGTTATTACCATACGGGGCAAAGAGGATGGTGCCACTGCCGTTGTCAGCAATGAAGCCGTCACCTAAGTTATCAGTAGGGCTGCAATAATGCTCTTGTGGGTTGTTTACGGAATTGTCCCAAGCACACGTTTCGTCATAAGGCACGTAGAGTTGTGTATCAGTGTTGTGGCAAAAATAACTCCAACTCACGATTGGTCACCAACCACTACCCAGCTATTGATGCCAATCTTAAACAAAGACAGGGCAGCATATTGACGAGCAGCCGACAGGCTTACACTAGAGTTCACGGTTACATTGCCATTCTCAGGCGCGATTGTAACCTCTCCATCCCCTTGTTGGTGTATGTGGCAGATGAAGCCAATAGGTATGATGGTGTCGTCCGTAGGCACAGTTACGGTGACGGCACTGGCGTTCGTGAACACGATCAAGGCTGTCTCATCGTCTGCGCTAATAGTACGTGCTGTGGTAGTGTCCGTAATGACAGTGGGGCGGAAGTATGCCTCAACCAAGTTGTTCACTACGTTGGTGACGTACTCTTCAAGAGTGTCAACACTGCCACCAACGCCATCGCCCCAGCCTATGCGTACAAGCTGGTTGCTGGAGTTCTTGGTGTAGATGCAAGCGTCTGCTATATTGATAGCCATCTCGCCTACAGCAAGGTCTTCCAGTGCAGGGGTGGTTCCAGCAGTCTCGCTACGGAACGCTCGGATCGGTGTGTAACTACTTGACTCAGCCATCGCTAACCTTCAATACTCCGTTGTCGTTCCAGAAAGCCCCGTCAATCTCCGGGTCACTGGTAGGCAGAGACGTTCCATCTTTGCCATCGTTGATATGTGTAAAACCACCACCCGCTGATCTGGTAGTGGGTCTTTGCGTTTCAGCAGACCAGTAGAGACCACCGAGGCGTACCACCTCATGTTGCTCATTCTGTGTCCACATCTCCCCTGTGTCTAGGGAAATCGCAAACTCTCCAATCTCTACATCCTCGGCTGTGGGTACACCATTGCCACGCAACGGCTTGACCACGTTCTTCCAAGGGAAGAGAGTGGGAGAGGTGATAGACGTAGTTGACTCAAGATCAACTGCTGTCAAATCGTGGTCAGCCACGTCTACCTCCTAGTTAAGTAGCGTCACGAATTGTGATGTCAATAGCTGTGAGAGAGAATGTCCCACCGCTAATAACTGCAACTCCTGAAGCAAGAGCGCCACTCGCAACAACTGTATCAGTACCGTTGGTCAGCGCCCAATGGGTAGCTGTGCCAGTTCCGGTACATGAGCCAGATGCGATGGCAGGTACCACGACCTTGCGACCATCGGTGTCACCAGCTTCGGTGGCTCCAGTGTTCACAGTGTCGTTACCAAGCGTGTTGCCAGTGACTGTGGCATACGTACCACCGGGGTCGGTTGAAACTATGTCAATCCGAGTACCATTGGTGTCAGCCCAATCAAGTCCTTGGTCAAACACTTCATCGTTGATAAAAGCCATGCGGCCCTCCTAAAAATGCCCCTCCGAAGAGGGGCGTTATGCTTAGCTTACAGCGTTAGGCAGAGCCATTACAACGCCAGCTTCCGGACGGAAGGTTTTGATACCGTAGATAGTATCGGCGGTGTAAAGGGTACCCAGCCACTCCTGCTTGTACTGAACCTGAGAGCGGATGCTCTGCTGCTCAGCGAAGATGAACGCATCACGATGGAACAGGAATGCGCCACGTACATCAGAAGTAAGACCAGCGTTGCCTTGAGCGTCAGCTTCGATAACGGGGCAGTTAGTGGAGCAGTATACGGGGATACCATACACTTCACCAAACTGGCCGCTAGCGACAGACTTCGGGCCACCAAAGTCAGAAGAAACGTAACGCTCAATGCCCATTACGGTGTTCTTCAGGCTCGGGGGAACGATAAGGTAACGATTGTCCATCGGTACGTCAGCGTCATCAAGCTCCTGAATACAGCCACGCAGGAAGGCATCGGTGAACACGTCAGCGTCAACTACAGTGTCAACCGCAAAGGCAGTCTTACCAGTAGAAGCATCGCTGTAGAAGCACTTGCTGTGCGCCCAGTCAGCACCGGTGTTATCCGGGGTGTTCGTGAACGTACCGTTACCAAGGCCAGTACCGAGGGTGAACAGGTCAGTGTCGATCTGAGT